CTGGGGTCCACGACCACCGGATCCACCGGTACCGGCTTCGTCAATAATCTTTAGGAGTAGGTTATAAAGTCGACCCTTGTCAAGACGAGCGCGCTTGATCTCAGCTTCAATTTCTGTGCGGATAGAGTCCATTGTAATATATATAAAAGAAAGATTATCTTTATACCTAATATGATCATAATAGGTCCACCGCTTGGAAGTGGCATTGGTCAACATGCTTTCAAATACACGAAAGTTTTTGATGATGCCTCTTACCACTACATAGGTCTCGAGTTACCCAAAAGTGAATACGGTCTGCTGTTCCTTTTACCTATCAAATCACACATTGAATATGCAAACTACGCCAAAACACGTGTTAATAAATTATCATTTATGACAGTTTGTGAAACAGAAACCGTACACGAAGATTACGGTATGATAATGGAACTATCAAAAAAGATTATGGTACCAAGTATGTTTTGTAAACGTGTACTATCCAGGCAATTCCCTGATAATGATTTTCCTATCATACATGCTCACATCCCACTACCCAACAAACCATTCTATACATTTTATCATATTGGAAACATAATGGATGATAGAAAGAACTTTAGAGGGATTTTGGAAGCTTTTGTTAGGTTAAATAAACCAAATGCGAAACTCGTAGTAAAAGCCACATGCAACAGTGAAGTTAAAATAAACTTACCAAATGTTGAAGTTATTAACGGATTGATTTCGGATGAAGAAATGGATAAACTACATGATAGTTGTGATTGCTACGTAAGCTTTTCAAAATCAGAGGGTGTGGGTATGGGTCCAGTTGAAGCAGCTTTGCGCAACAAACCAGTGATTATAACTAACTTTGGTGGAAGCCCTGAGTATGTAAAAACACCATATACGATTGAGTGTGAACTTCAAGAATTGGAGAAAGATGACTTTCTGTTTAAGAAAGGAATGGTCTGGGGTAAACCAAATCCGAACCAACTCTTGGAGTTCATGAGAGATGCATACGATAAAAAACTACGCTATATGAACCACGATCATACTAAGAAACTTGTTGGGAAAGAAAATATATTAGAGGAGTTCCTGTTGAATGTAGTTGGTGGCGAAGATAATAAGACCAACAAGGATGGCACCACTCATTAAAGAACCCTGTTGAGACATAATAGTCATAACAAGATCATCAACGGGTCCGACACCAGTGGGCTTCTTAGCGATTTTGGGAACGATGACACCGATTGCGAGGTAAAGAGCCATTGCTATTATTACAGGTCTAAGAGTCTCCTGATCTAAGTACATTGTTTATATTAGCCAGTGATTTTAATTCCGTCCAACTGGCTCAATAGACTGTTTACATCCACCTTCTTCCCCATACCAATATCCGAAACTTTGTGTTTCCTGCAGTAGTCTCCCACAACAGCCTTGAACCTACAAGGCTTCCCAGCCATTGTCACAGCGCAACAAATCTTTTGTTTTGTCCTTTGATCCACTGCAGCCTCTTTGGGTGGAGCATCAAGCAAAATAGAAGAGTTCTCTTTTCTCCTATTTTCAATCTTTTTGTATCGCATTTTCATTTTCCAAGTGGCATCAGCCAACTTGTAGCATTTTTCATTTGGCTCTCCGAGGCGGTACATTCTCGTCGCATCGGAGAGGCAGGAAGACCAAATGGTATCACGAATTATTTGCATTTTGTTAGTTGATTTCTAACATATTTGATAATCACTTAGGTGTTCTATGCCACTTCACCACCAATTTGAGCAAGATAAATGTCAACATCACCAGCAAAGTTTGGGCATTCTTCGGATGTCTTCTTGGTTACCATATCCTGAACATTTGTGACGTGCTCTTTGAACTTCTTCACATCTATACCAGTGGCATTGTGAATTTGAGATTCGTTGGCAATATCCTTAACAGCGTATAGATAAGCTGCCGCGTAATTTGCGTGAAGAACCGCAATGACCGGAGATTTGTCCTGTTGCGCCGCTGTGGCATATCGAGCGGACTGTCTAATCAATTTTTCAATCGACTTGTTCATACCGCGAGTCTTGTTCTGCATCATCAGAAACAGCACGAAAATTGCGGCTATAAGATATAGATACATCTCTTAAGGTATCTAAAGAAAAATTATTACGTTAAGTTATGACAGTAGATGAAGATCTACATACAATAATGTCAACTGTTGATGATACAAGAGAACATATATCAGAAGGTCAATATTTAAGAACTTGTGAAGCTATATGCCGTATACATGTAAAGTTGAAATCTCCAAAACTTCCACTTCCATCCTTTGATGTCAGACATACAGTTAAATGTTTCTACATGTTTTCATATGCTGTATCAGTATTGAAAATTGTAGAAAAGGTAGTGAAAATTGTTTCTAAAAAATAACCTAAGTAAAGAAATGAAACGTTATAAAATTAACAAAGATGGAGAGCGTCCAAAAGCTCACCCACGTTGAACACGTCCTCAAGAGACCTGACTCCTATGTCGGTCCCGTGGACAAAACCCACGAGTCCTATTGGCTGCTGAATAACACGAACAATAACTTTCAGAAGAAGAACATCTCTTATTCACCAGCCCTGCTCAAGATCTTTGACGAGATTCTCGTCAACGCCATTGATCGCAACTCCCTGCACCCTAAAAATGTTACCCAAATTGCTGTCTCTGTAGACAAAGAAACTGGTGAAGTTACTATTGAGAACAATGGACCTCTCGGAGGTATCAGTGTTCGTATGCATGAAAAGGAGGGTATCTGGAATCCAGAGCTTGTATTTGGTCATCTCCTCACAAGTACAAACTATGATGATAACCAAAAGAGGATTGTCGGAGGTCGTAACGGCTACGGAGCCAAATTAACGAATATTTACTCATCGGAATTCTCTGTGGTCATCAAGGATGGTGAGGAAAAGAAGACCTATACCCAAAAGTGGTCTAACAATATGACCACCTGTCATCCACCAAAAATAACTAAGCACAGTGCTGCAACATCTTCAGTGTCTATAACTTTCACCCCGGATTGGAAACGTTTTGGAATGAAGGATATGGACATCAACATTTACAAGATTTTTGAGAAGCGTGTTTGGGATGCAAACATTTGCACAACTAACTGCAAAGTCAAGTTCCAGGGTGAAGCTCTACCCAAGATAACATTTGAGGCTTATGCCAAGATGCACGAAGGAGTTACAGATCTATGTTCAGTTACCACTGATCGTTGGTCTGTCTGTGTAGGACCATCCGAGAACGGACTTGAGCAAGTGTCCTTTGTAAATGGTATCTGCACCAATAAGGGTGGTACACACGTTGACCACGTGGCTTCTCATCTTGCCTCTGGTATCATTGATGAAATGGCTAAGAAGATTAAATTGAAGCCCCAACAAGTCAAAAATACCTTCAACATCTTTGTTCGGGCAACACTGGAGAATCCAACCTTTTCCAGCCAAGTAAAGTCTGAGTGTACCTCCAAGGTGCAAGACTTTGGAAGTAAGTTTGCACCCAATAAGACCTTTGTCAAGAATGCTCTCAAGACTGGTATTCAAGATGAACTGTTGGCACTCTCAAAGTTTAAGGAAATGAAGGAGTTGTCTAAGACAGATGGTGGAGCCCGTAAATCAAAAATTACAGGTATTCCAAAGCTCGATGATGCAAATAAGGCTGGTACAAATCAATCCAAAAAGTGCACTCTCATTATAACAGAGGGTGACTCGGCAAAGACACTCGCTGTCGCTGGTCTCTCGGTTGTTGGTAGGGATCATTACGGTGTATTCCCACTTCGGGGTAAGTGCAAGAATGTCCGAGATGCATCAGTTGCACAGTTGACCGGGAATCAAGAGTTCAATGATCTCAAGAAAATCTTGGGTCTCCAACAAGGAAGAGACTACAAAGATGTATCCGAGCTTCGCTATGGACGTCTCATGATCATGACTGATGCGGATAACGACGGCTCGCACATTAAGGGTCTGATTCTTAATCAACTTCACTACTTCTGGCCGAGCCTCCTCAAATTGGGTTTTGTGGTATCTATGGTAACACCAATTATTAAGGCTACGAAGGCTTCCCAAACCAAGTCATTTTACACAGATTCTGCATTCAGAAACTGGTATGGAAATGGACAACAGGGGTGGCGCATTAAGTACTACAAGGGTCTCGGTACTTCAACCTCTAAGGAGGCGCGTGAGTATTTCAAACAAATTGANGATCTCACTGTCAANTTTGAACATGACATCATGACTGATAAGTCTATTGTCTTGGCATTTGACAAAAAGAAGGCTGATGATCGTAAAATGTGGCTTCTTGAAAGTACAGGGAAAGATCCCACAGAACTTGAAGTTCCTTATGGTTATGTCAAGCAGTTGAATATCACTGACTTTGTTCATAAGGATCTCGTGAACTTCTCACTTGCAGACCTCAAGCGTTCCATCGCTCACGTGGCTGATGGTCTCAAGCCCTCCCAGCGGAAGGTGATGTACTCTTGCTTCCAAAAGAATTTGACTGCCGAGATGAAGGTTGCACAATTGGCTGCATTTGTGGCTGAGAAGAGTGCCTATCATCACGGTGAAGTATCACTCGCAGATACGATCGTGAAGCTGGCAAATGATTACATGGGTTCAAACAATATCAATCTCCTTGAACCTTGTGGACAGTTCGGTACTCGTCTCATGGGTGGTAAAGATGCGTCTCAAACGAGGTACATCTTTACGAGGCTGACTAAGCAGGCTCGAAAGATATTTGATCCTCGCGATGACGCGGTTCTTAACTATTTGGATGATGATGGACGGTCAATTGAACCAGACTTTTACATGCCAACGATCCCCATGGTTCTCGTGAATGGTACAGAGGGTATTGGTACAGGTTTCAGTTGCTATGTCCCACCATTCAACCCTAAGGATATCAAGGATAATATTGGAAGGATCTTGGATGGAAAACAAGTTGTACCCATGAGACCATGGTTCAGGGGCTTCAAAGGGAAAGTACACAAGGAGGATGATACATGGATGATGGAAGGTGTGTGGAATTGGAAAGGGATGAATATCGTGGTCACTGAATTACCACCAGGGCGTTGGACACAAGATTACAAGGAATATCTTGAAGGTCTCGTTGAAAAGAAGTTGATTGGTGGATTTACGAATAATTCCACAACGGAGGATGTTCATTTTGAAATTGAAGATTATACCGGAAAAGATCTCCTCAAGGATCTAAAATTGAGGAAGACATTTCGTGTATCAAATATGCACCTTTTCCACCCCACGAGGGGTATCCACAAGTACTCAAGTCCGGAAGAGATTCTCAAGGACTTTGTAGAACTACGCGAAGATCACTATGTGAAGAGAAAGGCACACCTCATCAAGGTTCTTGAAACAAGGGCTACCATGTGTGGATACAAATCAAAGTTTGTCACTATGGTTATTGAAGGTAATATCGTGGTCTTCAAACGTAAGAAGCAGGACCTTGAAGAAGAACTTTCAAAAACGTTCCCAAAAATTGGTGGTACTTACGACTATCTCCTCAACATTAAGACTGTGCAATACACAGAAGAATCTGTTAAGGATCTTCTCAAGGAGTCCAAACAGGCTAAGGAAGAACTTGAAGTGATGAAGAATACAAGTCACATTGAAATGTGGAAAATGGATATTAAAAATATGTAGACAATAGATAGGTATGGGTGAAGCTGCGAAAATTTCGCTCAAAGCTATCGGAAAGCAAGACACTCACTTGCTTTCCGATGATCCAGAAGAATCATTCTTTAATTATACCAATAATCGTGCTCACTCCGATTTTAGAAAATATCATAGGAGTCGTAATGTAATTCAACCTGGTAATGCAGCCCCGGGGTGGCCTTTTAATAAAACAATTAAAGTTGAATTTAATCCGCGAAATATGGGCGATCTATTGAGTAATATGTACTTGAGTGTAACAATGCCCGCTATAAGCGATGGAAACTACGCGGATCAATTGGGTAGACATCTTCTCAAAAGTGTGACAATGTATGTAGATGACATTGAGGTAGAGAAGATATATGATGACTGGGGTATTATATATGATGAGCTTTATTTAGAAATGTCTGAAAAAGTTGCAAATCGATTTCTTGTAAATAGAAACCTTGGCTTTGATGATGCNCCGGACAATATTGCTGTAGCGAGGTATAGTTCGGATTTGGTTGTTCCAATCCACTTCTTCTTTTCGAGGAAGTTTGCAAGTGATGAATATTCGTCAAATAGTCCTAATAGACCCTATTTCCCTGTGTGTTCAATTTATAAACAGAAAATAGAGTTTGAGTTTGAATTCCATAAACAAGAGTTCTTTACAGAAACAACTGACGTTGTAACTCTACCTCAGTTTAATATAATCACTGAGGAAATAACTGTAAGTCCAGAAGAGAGAATCTTCCTGACAAGTAAGGACCAGACGTTTATAACAGATCTTGTGCGCCGACACCCCGTGATTGTTAGCGATCTAAATATAGACGTCATACGGAATAACTTAGTTCCTAACATTCCTGTAAAGTGCATTCACTGGTTTTTAAGGAATACAATGTTTGAAGATGAAAGTGATGCTATAGGTCCATACGGTGCATCTGTCGCTGGTCAACGTTTGTACCAAAATCGTTTCAATTTTTCTTCGTCCCTCGATTTTCAAGGTGAGAATACATTCTTTTATCCTCTTATGTCCGAAGCGAGTTTCAACATAAATGGAAATAAACTTCCAAATGTAACAAAAACAGATCACTCATATTTCAAATATCTCATTCCGTTCCAAAAAAGGCTAGCAAGACCAATCAGGAATGTATATACGTATAGTTTCTCGATGAATCCTATAAATGTGGAACCATCGGGAAACTTGGATTTTTATTGGCTGCAATCAGATAAAACTAATATTGAAGTTAAATTGGATACTTCACAGCCGATTGACATTGCAAATGAAACATTTTCATTAAACATGTACTACACAGGCTATCAAACATTTGTATTTTCAAATGGTTTTATGTCACTTGCTTACTAAATAGAGTATCTCGGTGACTGTTTATATAGTCAATAATATTATTCTTGATACACCATTTGATGAAATTCAACTGCGCTAAAGTTGTATGGATTTCATGAGATGTTCCCGGAACTGTGTATGCAAACTTCTGTGATCTACAAAATGGATCAAACAGTTGTTTACTGTAACCGTTAAGACTGGATTTATATGCACAATGAACAGTGAATAATTTACCATCACCAGTCTGATAAGCGGTGTGATTCTTCTTAGCGTAGTTTGTGATAAACCATTCCAAGTTGCGGAGGCTGATACCACTGGACTTGTCTAAAATTTTTAATAGTATAGTTTTATTCTTCTCTTCGTCGTAAAATTTGTTTATTGCTGTTAGTAGAATATCGTTTTTGTTCATTGTTATATTAAACCCCCAAATCTATAAGCCCGTTTGAAGCTTCACAACCTGGACATCCTCTTACAAACATGATCTCGGGTCCGTGATTATGAATACTTCCTGTGCTTGAAAATGCCCTTTGGCATACACGATGACCCTGTGAGGCGTGATGTCTACAATACCCATTCTCAAATGCCTTAAACCCACATCTCTGCCCATTGTTTTTAGTACCTTTACATGTAGTAATCGTATAAGACTCTGGAATATCTTTTAAAAGTTGTTCCAATGGAATGCCGTGTTTTTTTGATATTTTTTCGGCATACTCATTCACCACAACATTTATACGCTCTTCGAGAGCTTCGTCCATAAGCTTTACAACATTATCATACAGACTCATTCCTAACTTCTACTGGATTATAATTTTTAAATAACTCTTCAAGAGAATCATCCTTTGTTCTTGCTTCCTTAAGCCGAGCCCTCAAAATAGCGAGTGTACCCGTATCTTCTAAACCAAGGTGTTTACATTCAGCAATCAGTTGCTCCTTCTTCATGCCACTCAGGGAGGGAAGCTTGGGAGGTTTTACGGGTTTATGTTGGTTAATGATTTCACCAAAGATTTCCTCTCTTACATTCTCATAGAGTGGGTCTAAGAGGTCACACACAGGATTCAAAAACTTATTGAGGAAGTAATAGTGGTAGTCTACCGGTATCCCATTTTCCTCAACATACTTTGGGTCCTCGGACTTCTCAAAAGCCTTTGCCTTTGGATCCCCAGTCTTAGTAAGAAGA